CCTCAACGGTTTTGGCTGGAACTAGATTTTTGGCGGTTACAGTCATTGAAGCACCTTTTACAAAACAACCCAGCGGGAACCTGACGCGACCGTCACTGTCTGACCGCTAGCAATGGTGATCGGCCCAGCCGACATGCCTGAATTTCCAGTGGCTATAGTGTAACTCGTTGAAACGGTTTTGCTATTGACGTAAATTCCGTTGCCCGCATTAAATTGCTGGGACAAGAATTCGCCTGTAGACGGCTTGTACAGCAACTTGGCGTTACTGGTATACGCTGTGGCCAACGAGCCGCTGGTGGCGGCAGCAAGCAAAGGGTAGATGTTAGTGGCCGTGGTAGTGTCGTTGGAGATTGTTGCCCCACTGCCTGTGGCCACTGCCCATACCGCTGTGGTGCCGTTGGACGTCAAAACGTAGTTATTTGCCCCAATGGCCAACCTAGTGGCGCTGTTGGTGCCGTTTCCAATGATCAGGTCGCCTGTGCTGGTGATCGGCGACAAGGCGTTAAAAGCCGCGCCAGAAGCGGTTGCGCCCGTGCCGCCGTTGGCGATAGGCAAAGCCGTTCCTGAGTAGGAAATGGCCAAGGTGCCCGAACTTGTGATTGGCCCGCCAGTAATTGATAGAAATGAAGGTACGGTTGCGTCTACCGAAGTGACTGTGCCGCCAGGGTTGCTTGAGTTAATGGTTTGGTTTGGCCAAGTGCCTGTAATGCTGACGTTGGTGCCTGCAACCAATGCAGGGGTGGCCGTACCTGTACCGCCGTTGGCCACCGCCACAATGCCCGTCACATTGGCGGCGTTGCCCGTTATATTGCCGGTGACCGCGCTGCCTGCAATTGCAATAGCGGTGTTTGTGACGCCGGTAACTTGCCCTTGAGCGTTGGTTGTAAGGACAGGGACAGTCGATGCCGACCCATAAGTGCCCGCTGTACCAATATTTGTAATCGAAAATTGATTAGTAATTAGGGATAACCCTGTACCTGCAGTGTAAGTTTGCACCGCAGCAAACTCAATAAACACCAGCGCAGTGGTGCCCACAGTGATTGGCAATGGAGTTTGCTGAACCCATGATGTGTTGGAGTTGACTGTGCCGGACAGCACCAACACCAAGTCACCTTGATCAATTTCGTTTGTGCCTGATCCGCTAGTGTCGTAATCTGTTGCGCGGGTCAGGATGTATGGCAATAATGCTGTACCAGCTTGAGTCAGCGTATAAACCCCGTTGTTTGCGCCAGTTACTTCATCTTTGACCAAAATACGTTTATTAACGTCGCCTACAACAAATGTGTAGCCGTCAATGGTCAGTGTTCCTACAGCTACTGCTGTCAGCGTTGCACCAACGCCGCTAGCACCGTTGTTGTATGTGTTTGCGGCCAGTGCGGCAGTTGTTGCGTAGTTACACGCAGCGTGAAAGTTGATGCCGCTTGCAATGCTGTCAGCATAAGACTTGTTGACAATATCGTTGCTAGACGACGGCGCGGTAGTGATTGTGCCGCTGGTCAACGTGACTGAGGTAATGTCGGTATTGGCACCTTTGAGCGCAAAGGGGGCGCTTGCCGCAGCCGTCGCGCCTGTGCCGCCGTTGGCGACATCCAAAGTACCTGCCATAACCATAGTGCCGCTAGTAGTAACTGGGCCACCGCTGAAAGTCAAACCTGTTGTGCCGCCAGTTACGTCAACCAAAGTGACCGTGCCTGACCCGCCTACCGATGGGGTAAACGGCGGCGCAAGTTGCAAGTCGTCCAACGACGTTTGGTTGTTGCCGCCGCCGGTCAAGGTAAACAAGTTCAAAAAGAACCGATACCACTCACGCGACATCAAACCCGTGCGGGGGTCGATAAATTCGACCCGCGACGAGGGTAGGTTCGTTATATTTAGTTGTTCAGGCATTGGTCGGGCTCAGAATCAATTCAGCGCCCATGATGGCGACCTTTACAGGATCAGTGCCAGACACCTCGTAAACCCTATCCCGCAACTTGAGCGTCATGCCCAATCGTCGCCAAAACACGCGCTGATAGTGCGCGCCGATTTTGCCCATTGGTGACCAGTGCTCACTGCTCCATGTGTGGCCGCCATCGTCTGACCAACGAAGCATGACTTGCGGGTCATCGCCTTGGCCAGTGGCCAAGCCCGTACCTGACTCGCAATTTAATTGCAAACTATGGTGCGCAGTGCGTTTGAGGTTGTTTTGACCACTAGGCAAGGCTCGCCATGAGCGCAGCCATTTTTGAGGCTCATCATAGTCAGCGTAGACGTTCAGCGTCATTTTGTAGATGTTGCCATTCTCAAAATCGCCCACAATGGTGTTGCCGCCAAAGTTACATTGGCAGTTGGATCTGTGACGGGTAAACACGCCGTTGTCCCAACCCGCGCGTTCGTGCCAGGCTTGGGTAGCCACGTCATACACCCATGTGGCGTTGCCTGTAGGAAATGTCAGCACATAAAAAGCATGGCCTTCTTGCTGGTAGGTATAGGCTACCGCGTCTGAAATATCTTTATATTGAGCAATTGCATACTCAATGGCGTGGGTGGACACCCGCTGGCCGGTGTAGCCGTTGGCTCGGTAAACAATACCTTGGCCACGGGCGTCGGTGCCCAACCAAAACAAGCCGTTATCTAGCTTGGCCACCGAGAACGCAGCCACGCAACCAATTTCGTTAAAAGCGCCTTGGATGCGGGTCAGCGGGAAGTCGGCCAAGCCAGCGTCGTACCAAACTTCAATTGAGTCAGTGCCAAACATCCATGCTTCACGGTGGTCTACGTTGATAGCCACCAATCCGTCTGGCGAGCCTTCAGTGCTGGCAAAATCAAGCGGGTCAACTGACAAGCCGTCCAACAAAGATGTCACCCACACTTTTTGGCTGTCGGGTTCATTAAACACAAAATAGCCATCCAAGTACCCTACAGTCACCGCACCAGGAAAATCTGGGTCAGTGATTTGTTGGAAGACATCAGTAACTTCGTTGTAGATGTAGCTGTCAGGATTGCAAGCAAAGAATATCTGGGTGCCGTTGTCAGCAATGGACACAGGGCCAGTGCCGGTCACGTTGCCCAGCAATCTAGGCACTGCGGTCATACCTGTAACTTTATAGACTTCCAAGCCCGACACAACATAGAAGTCAGTGCCGTTGGTTTGATGCGCCCAAAGGGCTCGGATCGGGCCTGTGCCAATGGTTTGCAAAAACTGAAGCCCAGGGCACCGCGTCAAAAAAGCCGCCGTCTGACCGCCGTCTGGCGTGGCCTCGGGGTACAGGTTCACCATGCGATTGTCGGCAGCGTTGATGCTGCGGGCGACGTAGCTGGAGCCAAGAATCGGGGTTTGCATTAGTAGTTGCCAGCAAAGATGTTGAACCGCTGACGTGAGGCCACGATGGCGTAGGGCATGGACATGATGTCGTCAGGATTGTTGATGCGCTTCAGATTGCGCTTGCTGGTCATTGCAATGCGTTGCACTTGAGGGCTTGGCTCCACGCCGAATTCAGGCGCAATTTCCATCGCCAAATTGTAGGTGAAAGCTCGCAAATAGCCTGGTGGAAACAGAATGTTGGTCACCAAAGTGGCGGGCTGAGTCAATTCTTGGACGCTTACAAAATGCCATTCCAAGTCGCGTGTAGGGCGCGGGTAAATGGACATTGTGATGTCGGGGTACCCCATGTTCACAAAAATAACTTGTGGATATGTGCTGGTGACAGTCTTGACCGCAATGCCGTCGTACTGTTGTTGATTGATGAATTTGATGCCGTAGGACACGTTGGTGCCTGGGTCACGGTAGTAGGTGGCGTCATCCAATAAAACGGGGCGCAAGCCTACAAAGTTGCCTGACGGGCCAAGGGTGCGGATGTATTCACCGGCAGGCCAAGTAAACACTTGGTCTTGAGTACAAAATACGGAAAGGCGCTCGGTGTTCCATGAATCAATCATCTGATTCAGCGCCATCAGCGAATCTTGAGACACGGATGCAGAAGTTGTCTCGCCTTCAGCCAACACACCAAGCAATCGTAATGCTCTATTGATTTGATCGCCAGCAGTGTAGATGGCCATGTTTATGCTCCTTGTTCGACCACCTCTGGTGATCGGCTACGACGACGTTTGACTTCCAGTTCGTTGACGACAGGAGCCGCCTCAACAGGCGTGTCTAAAGTATATCGTACCCAGCCATTTTTTTCATCTTCTACGGCTTCAAGCTCCATAGTTGCAACTTTGGCACCGTGGATCGGGTGAGACATGTAAATAACAGCCATAATTTTAAGAAGGGGCTGTTTAGGCCCCTTGGTTGGTTTATACGTTGTGGATCAACGCAAAGTTGATAACTACAGCTTCAGACAGCGAGCCGCCAGAAATGTTACGCAAAGTAATGGTTGCAGCGCCTGCGGACAAGCCAGACACCCAACAGTTATACGCACCAGCGGTAGCACCAGAGCCTACGTTCAAAATCAAAACATCATTTGCAGAAATGAAAGAGTTAGTCAACGTGAAAGTCACGTTGGTAACGCTTGCCAAAGCAGCATTGTTTGTTGTAATTTGGCCAGCAGACTTGTTCAAAGTCACGCCGGTAGATTTGCTTGTAGCTTGCGTTACAGCACCTTGAGCATCACTGGTATAGCCCAATTGCTCACCGGACAACACATATTGTGAGCCGATGATGTCTTGGTCTGTAAAAGCAACGCCAATTGGTTTGGTATTTGACATGATTTTTCCTTTAAGAAAGGGGGCCGAAGCCCCCATTCAGGTTTACATCAAAAATGCAGAGTAAGCTGCGTCGCCAGTCTTCACAAAACGGTAGGTGTATGCACCGAAACGTGGGACAGTGACAGAGCCATAGATCGTGATACCTGTGCCAGCCGTGACTGGAACGGTAGACGATGCGCCTGTGTTGTTGTTGTTGCAAATGGTCAAGTCAAAAGATGAACCAACTTTTGCGCTTGAAATAGCTGCGTCAAGCAACGCTGCGGTGGGCAGAGTCACTGTCAATGTAGCGTCACTTGCTTTTTGGCAAACAACCAAACCAACAGCCACTTGAGCTGCTGTCAAAGTTGTATCGCCTGTCAAAGTAGCGGGGATGGTTTGAACACCCATCACTGCTTCGTTCAAATTGCCGTCACCAAGTTGGTAACCGCCTGCGCCGTTAGGTAATGCCATGATGAAATTCCTTAAAAAAGATTGAACAGAGAAAGGGGCCGAAGCCCCGTTTCAATTTAGCCCCAGATGCGGCAGCCCATTTGTGGGCGGATGGTGCTGAAGCCATACAAAACGTCAATACGGCAAGGCATACGGTCGTTGTTGATGTCGTACTGACGAACAACGCGCAAGCTGATACCGTTATGAACTGCGCGAGCAGCCATATCGACGCCTTGGGGCAACAACAAGTCGGCGGTCGCAAAAGTGATCGCGTCTTTGTGGTAAACCAAGTTCTGAGCGTACTGGCTAGAAGCAGTACCCACGAACACCACGGCCTTGCTGGTAGCAGGCAATGAAGTCATGGTCGCCAAAGCGTGGCTGGCCGAGTACATAGGCGCAACGGTCACAGTAGCAGTGGTGGTGGTGGTTGAAGAAGCCAAGGCCACAAACTGGAACAACGAACCAGTGGATTCACGGGTTTGTGGGTTCACAGCGTAGACATCAGCGATTGTGAACACGTCACCAACAGCGATGGTTTCACCAGAGCCGACAGTCAATGTCAGAGTAGATGCACCTTCAGAAGTCACAGCAGCGCCAGTGGTGTTGCCAGTAGCAGCACGTGTGCCGGTGGTGTGTTGCTTGATTGACTGAGACATGTTGACTTCATCAAAGCCCAACACGCCAGTGCCCATCATGCCGTTCTTGAACTGCTTGCTGATGGTGTCGGTGGGGTTGAACAAACCTTTCATGCCTTCGACCAAACCAGCGTTAGCGGCTGGGTTGACGGTAGCGTAACGTGGTGACATCACGGCAGCGTTTTCGTTCAGCTTCTGTTGGGCTTGCAACAAGACCAAAGAAGTAGAAGGAGTGGTGCCTGGGGTGCCAACGGTATTACCGATGGTTTTGTACGCATTAGCAACGTCAGCATCAATAGAAGATGCCAACTGGCTGATACGAGGCTTCAACACACGCTCTGCGAAATCGTCCAATTGCATGGTCAATTCAGCAGATGTGAAGTTCACGCCGATGTGCTTTTGTGAAGCAACAGTCAAAGTGGTGAACTGTTCGTTGTCGTCCTGAACTTGCAGGGCGGCACCGTCAGTTACCAGAGCGCGGTCGGGTAAACGGATACGCAGTGTAGAACCAATCTTGGCACCTTCAACAGCGAAGCTGTCGTCGTACTGACGGTTCACGTTACGGGTGAGCACCAGGTTGTTCTCGAGAATCTCGAGAGCTTTGCGGGTGATCATGTCGATCGTTAAGATACTATTAGACATGGAAAAAATCCTTCAAAAATTGTTTAGCGGTTTGCC